CTGACACAATCACCTACCGTGGTCTAATCCGTCTTGATGGTGGACTAACTCACGCAAGCCACATCGGCTTCTTCCAGGGAGTCTAGTAACACCCTGAAGTAAAAAGCTGGCAGGGAACACAGAGCGTAGGACTGTGTTCCCTGCCTTTTTTTGCTATTATGAACTATGCCTACGAATAAAGAAAAACTAAACGGCGCAGTAAGCGTCTGGTCTAATAGCTATAACTCACCAACCGGATACGGACAACAGGCCACCATGCTTGTTGACCGATTGAAGCGTTCAGGTCTTGATGTTGCCATGCTGTCCAACTACGGACTAGAGGGAATCCCAAGCACAATCAAAACCCCTTATGGTCAAGTGCCACACTACCCAAGAGGAATAGACCTCTACTCAAATGACTCTGGCCCAATAGATCACCAGACCTTTATCTCGCAACACAAGAAACCCAATCTGTTTATAAGCCTCTACGATGTTTGGGTAATGAAGGCTAAGGGATACGATGACTTTCCAATAGCAGCTTGGACACCTCTCGACCATGTGACTCTGCCCAGAGGCGTTGAGAGTTTTCTACGCAAAGACAATGTAACCCCAATAGCAATGTCACCTCATGGAGTTAGACAGCTAACAGAAAAGGGTATTGAGTGTGAGTATGCACCTCACGCAATAGACACCTCAATTTACAAGCCAACAACGAAAATAGGCAAGCACGAAATAAATGCCTACATGGGATTAGAGCCTGACACCTTTGTTGTTGGAGTTGTTGCCGCTAACAAGGCATCGGGTCTAGTTCACCGGAAAGCCTTTGGAGAACTTATCCTTGCCTTTAGCCTCTTTGCCAAAACTCATCCTGATGCAGTTATCTATCTACACACAGACGCAGTAGGACAGGCTGGTGGCTGGAACTTGCTAAACATCCTTGACTCGGTTGGCATCAAGAAGGATCAAGTAATCTTTCCAAACCCTAATGATTATCGCTTTGGATTATCTCAGCCAGACCTAGCCGCACTTTACACTCGGATGGATGTCTTACTTGCACCTAGCTTTGGTGAGGGTTTTGGTGTTCCAGCAGTCGAGGCTCAAGCCTGTGGCACTAGAGTCATTGGCTCTAACTGGGCAGCAACCCCTGACCTAATCAGCGAGGACTCTTGGCTAACCGATGGTCAGCTATCTTGGGATGCAGGACAAGACGCTTGGTGGATGACACCGAATGTATCTAGCCTGGTCAATGCTCTTGAGGAAGCTTACAAGGCCGAGCGTGGCCCATCACAAGTAGCCATAGACTTTGCCAGCAAGTTTGATATTGAAAAGGTTTGGGATGAGCATTGGCTACCAATACTCAAGAAGCTTCTCAAATAGACCTAGTAGTAATTGGCTCATCGCTAGGCAGGGAAAGCTGGCTCGCAGACTGCTCGGCCTCAATCAAGCGTGACCATATCGCTGTTGTTAGCTTTGGCTTTGAGCTTGCCAAAATTGGCTGGGTTATGGATAACACCAATGCCGATAGATTCTTGTTTCTGCAAGACTCTTGGCTAATCAAGGATGAAGCTTTTTGGGACTTACTTGATGCCACTACTGGCTCAGTTGCCATAACCGCTGATCCTTATTTCTTTGGATGTTACGCAGGTGTCTATGAGCGTTCGGTCATTGAGCAGATAGGCGTTCCAGTAATCACCGATAAGCGAGATGCCATAGATAAAGAGATTTCTTGGCATAAGCGTTATGTCGAGGTAGCCGGCGAACCGATGGTGCTGTTCCCTGACCTGACCGATGTCAAGGCAACAAGACAAGTTGAAAGACATGGCAGGATAAACCTAGTGCTAGAGAATGACTACCTAGCTAAATACAAAGGGACTTGGTACTAAATGCTAATTGACGCTATCACCTTTGGTGGAGAGATTGACCTAGTTCGAGCAAGACTTGAAGTCTTACCGGCTGACCAGTTTGTTATTGTCGAGTCTGATAAGCACTATGCAGGGCAACCAAAGCCTTATCTATTTGATCAGAACCTTGATGCCTTTACTAAGTGGCTGCCTAAGATTCACTATGTAAAGATTCAGAGCTTAGGCTCAAGCAACGCTTGGGACAATGACTATCATCAGAGGCGTAATGTAGGACTAGCTCTTGAGAGCTTGGGACTTGCTGACACCGATACAGTCTGCCTGTTCGATGCTGATGAGTTCTGGGACATAAACAAGCTCGAACCTACTGTCCACGCTTGGCGTATGCCTAAGTACCACATGAGCCTACGCTGGTATCACTTTGATGAGGTGACAGGGCTAACAGGTGAGTGGCAATACTTCAAGGGTCAGAATGTTGACGCTATGAGATGGGCAAGAGAGTCTTACCCAATAATCAACGGCGGATTTCATCTAACTTCAATGGGTGACTTAGATTACTTGATCCGAAAGGTCAAGGGCTTTGCCCACCAAGAATACAACCGACCAGGACTTGAGCAACGCTTGGCTGACTGTTGGACTTATGGACACAACATAGAGGGCCACAGCTTTACCGAGTTACCCGACCTATATCACCTGCCCGATTGGTTTGGACTAGAGTTGCTACCTAGCGAGTGGTATAGGAAGCGGCCTAATGCTTGAGAACCTAATTGTTCCAGTCCTAAACCGCTATGACCTGCTCCAAAGGATGCTGGACAGCGTGGATGTCCCAGTTGACCATCTGCTAGTTATTGACAATGGTGCTTCAGTTATGGCAGAGCCACTAGAACTAAAGCTCGGAGATAACTTTGCCAAAGTCACACACTTACCTATGCCAGCCAATCTAGGTGTTGCCGGCTCTTGGAACTTAGGCATCAAGTCTTTCCCTTACGCTCACCGATTCTTTATAGCCAGCAACGATGTTGTCTTTGCCCCTGGTGCATTAGCTAAGTTGGCAGAGGCCAAGAGAGATGAGATAACCCTCACAGCCTCAGCACCCTTTTGGCAAGCCTTTGCTTTGGGTGACGAAGCTGTCAGCGATTTAGGTTTGTTTGATGAATGTGGATTCTTTCCGGCTTACTTCGAGGACAATGACTACATGAGGCGAGCAGACTTTGTTGGGGTAAATGTTCGCAGACTTGACCTTGACCTAATCCATGACAATAGCTCAACCATCAAGGCTGGGTATCAAGACAAGAACAACAAGACCTTCTTTACCAATCAAAGATTGTATGAGGCTAAGATTGCCAGTAACGATTACAGCGCAGGTGTTTATTCATTAGACATAAGACGAGAGAACGGCTGGGAATGAATTTAGTTTATACAGGTGGAACTTTCGACCTATTTCACGCAGGTCATGTTAGATTCTTGCAACGCTGTGCCGAGTTGGGCGATGTGGTTGTATCCCTAAACACCGATGAGTTTATTGAGGAATACAAGGGCAAGCCACCAGTCCTAAGCTTTAGCGACAGGCGTGAGGTGCTTAGATCGTGTCGGTATGTTGCCGAGGTCATAACTAACTCAGGTGGGCCAGATAGCACTCAAGCAATCAATAGCGTGATGCCTGACATAATTGCAATAGGCTCGGATTGGGCTGTCAAGGATTACCACAAGCAGATGAACTTTGACCAAGAATGGTTAGATGCTAGAGGCATTGCCCTTATCTACATTCCTTACACTAGGGGAATAAGCTCGACAGCCATCAAAGAGCGTATGCTTTTCAGACGATAGAATAGAGAACATTATGGCAATTACCCAAGGCTATGCCTCACTAACTCAAGTCAAGGCAGCACTAAGAATCACAGATAGCGTAGATGACACCCTGCTAGAGATGGCTATTGAGTCAGGCTCTAGAGCTATTGACGGATACACTAACCGAAGTTTCTCTGCTACTGGAACTGCAACTAGAGTCTTTACCCCTAACGATTACCTCATCACCGAGATTGACGATCTAATCACCTTGACCGAACTGAAAACAAAGTCAGACGATGATGGTAGCTTTGACCAAACTTGGACTGCTAACGATTACCAGCTCGAACCACTAAACGGCAGAGTTGACGGATTGCCCACCTCTTACACACACATCAGAGCTGTTGGCGATTACTTGTTTACCCAATGGGAAGGTGAAGCAACTGTGCAGGTCACAGGAACTTGGGGTTGGTCAGCAGTTCCAATCGCTGTAACTCAGGCTTGTGTCATTCAGTCCAGCCGAATCTACAAGCGACTAGACAGCCCTCTAGGTGTTGCAGGTATCTCTGACATCGGAATCATGCGAGTCAGTAACCAACTTGATCCAGATGTCGCTCAGCTAGTTGGCCCATACCGCAGAATTAGGTTTGCATAGTGGCAAGCATTACAGCTCTAAGAACCGCTATCGCCACCAACCTTGGCACAATAACTGGGCTTAGAACTAGCCCTGAAATGCCAGACAATCCCAACCCACCGATTGCCCTAGTTAGACCAACAACCATTGACTACAACCAGGCGTTCGCAAAGGGAATGACTCAGTACGGCTTTGCTGTGGTGGTCATTGTCGGTAGGGCTGATGAAAGAACTGCACAACGGACACTAGATGCTTACTGCTCAAGCACAGGCACCTCAAGTATCAAGAACGCAGTAGAATCAGATAAGACACTTGGTGGTAATGCCTATGATTGCCGAGTGTCTGAAATGAGAAATTACACACCCATCCAGATGAATGATGGCACATACTTAGCAGCGGAGTTCGCTGTTGAAGTGTATGCCGATTAGGAGAAAATAAATTGGCAAAGTTTGTCGCAACCGACTATAAAGTCACAATCAACGGAACCAACCTCAGCACTTCGCTGGCATCTGTTGAACTACCAATAGAAATAGATGAGCAAGAAACGACCAGTTTTGGCTCTGAGTGGAAAACGAGGATAGCAGGGTTAAAATCTGGCTCTATTACTCTTGAGTTCCACCAGGACTTTGCTGCTGGCGCACTCGACTCTATCCTTTGGCCTCTACTTGGAACTAACGCAACTGTTGTTGTAGTCCCAACTTCAGGAACTGTTACCTCAAGTAACCCTAGCTACACAGGTTCATTCCTTGTTACCCAGTACACACCTCACGCTTCTACGGTGGGAGACCTGGCAACAGTCAGTATTTCTTGGCCGCTAACAGGAGCACTCACTAGAGCAACAGCGTAGAGCCATGCAAATCCCTTTCAAAGTTGAGTTTGTTGATGGTTCTAAGGAATCAGTTGTATGTGGCACACCGGATTTTATTGCTTTTGAGGATAAGTTCAACCTTGCTGTTACAACGATTCAGAAAGACCCACGCCTGACTTACCTTGCCTACATTGTTTGGAACGCCTTACGCCGCAGAAATCAAACTGACAAGAGCTTTGAGGACTTTGTTGACACCCTTGAAAACATCGAGGGTGACGATACAGACCCAAAAGTAAAGGCATAAAGGGGCTGGGAGAAAAAAGCTCCCACCTCTTTATCGCAGCCTTAGCTTGTGAAACAGGGATAGCACCATCGGTGCTGATGCAGGAATCCGAACGGATGCTGTTTACCATGCAGATGTATCTGAAGGGTAAATCAGAAGCCATGAACAAGCGTAGGTAGAAAATGAAAGTAAGTCACTCGGTTGAGGTGTACGGCATTAGGGAAACCCTTGCCGAAATTCGCAAAGTAGATCAAGACTTATTTTTTGCTATCCGAGCGCACATGAAGCGCACAGGTGACATTCTTGGTAATCGAGTAATTACGAGTTCGCCAATGCTCGGCCCAACTCGAGGCTTTAGAAATCACAGAGGTCGCACAGCTTGGAAGCCTGGCACATTCAAGACTGAGGTGTCAGGTCGCAACGCCCGTAAAGGCGCTACAGGTTCAACGCCTTTGCTATCGGTAAAGTTCGGTGGTGCTGCTCTCAACATTGCTGACATGGCAGGTAAGGTAAACAAGGTAAGCAAGAAATATACTGACTTCTATCCTTGGCGTCGCACTATCAGAAGGCATAAAGTTACGAGTCAGGGTCAAATTATGATTGCTGCATTAGGTGGCAGACCATCTCGCTACATCTGGGCTGAGGCTGAAGGTCAGTTGCCGTTTATTCAGCAAAGCGTTCTATCGGGTGTCGAGGAATACATGGCAAAGGTAAACCGCAATTTGACTATCGAGGGTGGTAAGTAATGTCAATTAACATCAACATCCTCAGCAACTTCAACGGCTCTGGATTCGACAAGCTCAGCCGAGAGCTTGGCCGATTGAATACGCCGATGGAAAAGATTGCCGCTGTATCAAGAACGCTTGCACCTGCCGCTCAAATAGGTTTAGTGGCATTAGGTGGTATGGCTGTTGGCGCACTAAGAGCAGCCGAGGAAGCCGAAGTTGCTAATAACAGACTTGACAGCGTTGCTGATTCAATGGGCTTGTTTGGAGCAGAAACTAAAACTGTAACCGACAGACTCAAGGCTTTTGCTGACGAAACAATGAAAAAGATTGGTGTTGATGACGAGCTAATCCTTTCAACCCAAGCACAGTTATTGAGCTTCAAGGATCTTGCAATTACGGCTGGAGATGCAGGTGGGGCTTTTGATAGAGCGACAATAGCGGCCTTTGACATGGCAGCAGTATTTGGTGGCACAGGTGAGGATAATGCAGTTCGACTAGGTAAGGCTTTGCAAGACCCTATTGCTGGTGTTGCCTCACTTCGTAAAGTCGGTGTTCAACTAAGCGATCAGCAAGAAGCCGCTATTAAGGTCTTTATGGAAGCTGGCGATGTACTTAGTGCGCAGGGAATTATTCTTGAGGAAGTTGAAAGACAGAGTGGTGGGGCTGCCGAGGCTACCGCAACAGACTCAGCCAAAATAGCAACTTCCTTTGGGGAAGTAGCAGAGTCTATTGGCAAGTTGTTGATTCCTTTTCTTGAAACAGTAACGCCACTACTTATAGGTTTCTTTGATTATGTTGGTCAAAACTCTGGAGTCTTTACAGTCCTAGCGGGTATCTTGGGTGGGCTTGCTGTTGCCATCCTACTTGTCAACTTTGCCCTAAACGCTAACCCGATTGTCAAGATAATTACTCTTGTTGCTTTGCTTGTTGGTGCTTTGATTCTGCTGGCTGACTACCTTGTAAATACCTTCATCGGTAGCTGGGGAGAAATGTTTGACCAGATTGGTGCTTGGTTTGAGGGCTTTGTTGCAAGCATCGGTGATGGACTTGCTGCTATCGGTGCTTTCTTTGCAGCTATCTTTGATGGTCTTGTTGGCATAGCTAAAGGCGCACTTAACGGCGTGATAGGTATTATCGAAGGCTACATCAACACAGTCATTGGCGGAATCAACACTCTGCTTGGCCTAATCAACGCTGTGCTAAAAGCCGGTGAGGTAATTGGTATCAAGGTGCAGATTCCAAAGTTGTCTAAGGTTGCTATTCCTAGACTTGCCGAGGGTGGCATCGTGATGCCCCGACCAGGTGGAGTGCTTGCCAACATCGGTGAGGGTGGTCAAGCTGAGGCTGTTATCCCTCTTGACCGACTAGGTGACTTTACTGGCAAGGGTGGCAACACTTACAATATAAATGTTTCAGGTGGAATGGCTACTGGATCGGACATAGGTAGAGCAGTAGTAAACGCCATCAAGGACTTTGAGCGGCAATCAGGCACGGCTTGGAGAGGCTAAATGTCAATCAAAGTAGAGTTTGGATTCGCTGAGTCTGGCGTACCTGTCAACTTCAATGACATAAGCGCAGATGTCCTGAGCGTAAATGTCACTAGGGGTAAAGACCCACAGCAGGATACTTTCAACGCTGCCTCTTGTTCTATCCAGCTAAACAACGAGCAAAGACAGTATGACCCCGACTACGGCCCTAGCCCTTACCAAGGTTTGATTGCTCCAACTGGTGAGGTTAGGGTTTACAAAGAGAACCAGATTATCTTTACCGGCTACATTACTGACTGGAACTTTAGCTACTCTCCAAGTGGTGAGTCCATCGCCGAGATTGTTGCCTCTGATGCCTTCTGGAATCTAAACAACCAGACTCTTGCTGCCTTTACCCCAACTACTCAACTCAGTAGCGCACGAATCCTAAATGTGTTGCTAAAGCCTGAAGTTGGTGGCACAGCAATTTGGCCTTCATCCTCTCGGCTTATCTCGACTGGTGTGGCAACTATGGGTAGCTATGCTGTCAGCGATGGAACTAACGCTCTCAGTTATTTACAAGAAGTAGAAAAGGCAGAACCAGGCAGACTCTTTATTGACAAGTCAGGTCGCATCGTATTCCGAAGCCGAAACAACGATGTCAACAACCCAAGCTATGAATACACAAGACTCAACCTTTGCTACAACCCTAGCTTCGAGAACAACACAACTGGTTGGATTTCTACCGCTGGCACAATCACTAGATCAACAGCTCAGGCTTACATCGCTACAGCAAGTGGAGAACTAGCGGCTGGTGCTACTGCTGAGCAATACTTCACAAGTGAGGTTGGTGTGGAATACAACCTATCTCTTTACGCCAAGGCAAGCTCAGGAACTGTTGTGGTCGAGGTGGCAAGCCTTACCTCACCTAGCGGAACAGCTTATACAACACACGCATCTTCAACAGCATCGGTAACAAGCTCCGAGTGGACAAGAATAAACACAGGTCTTAGTGCCAGCACCTTATTCTCTGGCATCAGCGTTAGGCAGACACCATCCACCAGCGCAGTATTTCTTGATGCTATCTTGATTGAGGCAACGCCTGTTGTAGATGCTTACTTTGACGGAGCTAACGATCCTGTTTACAACTCGACAGACCCGAACGCACCTGACTACCAACCTGAGCGAGCCTTTGAGTCTTACGCTACTGAGTGGGTGTTATAGCGCATGGCAACCTATACCAACGGAGCGACTAGGACTACTGACCCTTTCAATGGTTTTAGACCCCCATACAAAATTGCTCAGCAGATTACATTTCCAGACATCTCAGGTAGAGATGCACCTGGTAAAACTGGAGCAGCAGCCAAGCCAGCTTTAGTTTCAGCATTAGGTATTCAAGTATCTGGTTACGCTGGTGACACAGCAACTACTCGCTTTGCGATGTGGTCTAGTAGCGGAACTGGTGGAGCTTACTCTGACCTGTTTACCCTTTCAACAACAGATACTCCACCACTAACAACTCGAAGCTTGTCAAGAGCTGTGTTTGCTGGTACTGGTTACTGGATTGGTTTTACAAAGACAACAGTTTCCAGATACACATGGGGTGTAGATCAGGCTTTTGGTTACTCAATTTACCAAGACAACGCTAACTCAGGTGCAACCGATAACTTTACAGCCAGCTCACTCATTACCCCTGCACCTGGCTCAAATGGTTCATTAGTCTTTTCTGTAACCTATGACACCTTGCCAGTTGCACCTGGAACACCTACTGCCAGCTCTACTGGAACTAGCGCAACAATTACTTGGACAGCACCGACAGACAATGGTGGTCAGGCTGTTTCGGGATACAGGATTCAGCGTTCAACTGACAACATAAACTTTTCAACCCTTGTAGCTGACACAGGCACAACGACTCTTACCTATACCAACACAGGTCTAACACCAGGAACTACTTACTACTACCGAGTAGCTGCCATCAACTCTGTGGCTGTGGCTCATGGTACTGACTACTCTGGCCCTTACAGCGCATCGGTAGAGATTACCCCAGCTTTCCCTGCCTCTGCCGGTAACGCACCATCTTTGCTTACAGTCACAGTTACCAACCCAGAGCCAACTCCAGTTGAGTTTACAGATGCAGGTACAGGTATTCGGTTCACCAAGATAGATGTGTCTTATGGATCAGAGTTTCTTTACAACGAGGTTGAGGCAACTACCCAAGACCCAGCGGCTACTCTCCAGCTTGCCTCAGCCCCAGGCTCAAAACAAACCTACGGCGTTAGAAGCTACTCAATTACTAACCTGCTGAACTCAACCGACCAAGGTGCTTACGAGGTGGCTACTGACCTCTTGACCTACTACTACGAACCGACTCTAAGGGTTGACTCAATTACTGTTGACCTCAGCAACCTAAGCCTTGAGGAACGCCTTCAGGTGCTAGACCTAGAGATTGACGATTACATCAGCGTTAGCTTTACCCCTAACAGGGTTGGAGATCCAAAGATTACGGCTGGTCTAATAACTGGTATTTCGCACCGCATAACAATAACCAGCCATGAGATAGAATTTAGACTTAGGAACGAACGAAACATCTTTGTTCTCGACAGCGATACCAAGGGCATCCTTGACCAGAACATCATAGGCCCATAGTTAGGAAGCCATGCCAAGAAAAGTATTTGAGTCTTTTACAAGACTAGATGCCGCAGATGTAAACACTTACCTATCTAACGAGGTAACTCTTACTAGCTCAACCGCTACTACTTACACAGTTGCAACTGATGATCGCTACAAGACTTTACGCTTTACTGCTGCTTCTGCCGTTACTGTGAGCATTGGAACTGCCACAGCCTTTGAGCCTGGCGAGCGTGTTGACATTCTGTGGGATGGTGCCGGTACTGTAACAATCAACCGAGCATCAACAGCCATCTCGTTAGGTGGTCGAGGCACAGCTGGAACTGCTTACACTATTGGTCAGCGTTACGATGCTGTGAGCGTTGTGTGTGTTGACACTAATACTTATCGAGTAATTGGAAACGCAAGGGCAATCTAATGCTTATTCCTATGGGAATTTTGTCATCGGGAGCAAGTTTCTTTTTGCAATACTTAGTAATTGCTGGTGGTGGAGGTGGTGACAATAACCGATCTGGTGGTGGAGGTGCTGGAGGTTATAGGTCATCGGTTTCTGGAGAGTCATCGGGTGGTGGAGCCGCAGCTGAATCACCCCTATACATTGACACCTCAAAAGATTATCTAGTTACTGTTGGTGCTGGTGGTGCTGGGGGAACAACAAGTGCTAATGGTTCCAACTCGGTTTTCTCTACAATCACATCAACAGGTGGTGGGCTAGGCCGTGAGCTTGGTTTTGCTGGTGCTTCTGGTGGTTCTGGTGGTGGTGCTGGTTCTGGTTTTAGCGGCAATGTTTATTCTGGGGGTACTGGTACTACTGGGCAAGGTTTTGCTGGAGGAAGTTCTCAGCCTGTTTCAGACAACAGAGGTGCTGGTGGAGGTGGTGGTGCTGGTGGAGCAGTAACCTCATCTCCAAACGGAGGTGCTGGTGTTACATCAAGCATTTCTGGAACTGCTGTTGCTAGAGCTGGTGGTGGTGGTGGTGGTGATGCTACTTGGGACAGACCTGGTTGGGGTAGAGGAACAGCCACAGCAGGTGGTGGTGCTGGAGGAATCAAAACTATTGGAAGTCAAAACGGCACAGCAGGAACAGCTAATACTGGTGGCGGTGGAGGTGGTGGTGCAACAGCTACTTCTGGGGCTGATGGAACTGGAGGTGCTGGTGGTTCTGGTGTTGTCATACTTCGCTATCCAGCAAGCCTAAACATCACTATCGGTGCTGGCCTTACAGGCACAACTGCAACTGTTGGTGAAAATAAAGTGACTACCATAACGGCTGGTACTGGAAATGTGAGTTGGGCATAATGGCTCATTACGCTTTTTTAGATAAAGACAACATTGTCACCGAGGTAATTGTTGGCATTGACGAAACCGAAACGATTGAGGGCCTAGACCCTGAAACTTGGTATGGAAATTTTAGAGGTCAAGAGTGTAAACGCACAAGCTACAATGGAAGAATAAGAGGTGTTTACGCTGGTATCGGGTTTGCTTATGATCCTCAGCTAGACATCTTTATTGCACCAGTTCAAGAGGATTCGGAAACTAAAAGCTAATGGCTGAGGAAACTACTTCAGTTCGGATTACTCAGGCCGACATCTACAAGAAGCAACTAGAGCATGGGCAGATTCTTATTCAGGTCTTGCAGAAACTAGATCACCTTGACGATGTGCCGGACAGAATTAGAGAAGTAGAACTCACCCTTGCCAGACTTGCTTGGATTGAGCGAGTTGCTTACACAGGCTTGACAGCCGCAATAGTTTCAATAATCGGTTTACTACTAACAGTGATAGGAAAATAATGAGCTGGTATCCAAAGGTTGCAGGAATACAGGACAACGGATTCGGTGGCTCTCGTAATGGGCAAGCCATCAACGGAGTAGTCATTCACCATGTGGCAGGAACTAACGGCTTGA